GGCGACGTAGGCGTAGGGGTCGCCGCCGAGGTCGGGGTCCCATTCGGATTCGCGGGTCCCGCATTGCGGGCACAGGGTCCGCTGGTACGCCTGGTAGGCGAGGGCTTTGGCCCGGTCTTTCGGCGTCCACGTGCCGTCCCCTGCGCCTTTGAACTGGGAGTGAGGCATGCCGAACTGGTGGCATAGCTCCAGTTCGTTGCGCAGGGCCTCATCGACGATCAGCCTTTTCCCAGGTCCATGCGCTCTTCGCGCTGCACCCCGAAGGCCGTGTTGAGGAGGGCTTCGGCTTCGGCCTGCGACCAGTCGTCGAGGAACTGCGCGGCGTCCTCTTCGGTGATGCCGTCCAGCGACGACGCGGCAACGATGACGGGGCCGAGGGTGTCGAGGTTGAACGTGTAGCCGTCCTCGGCCTGGTCCTCGGTCGGCGGGTGTGCCTCCTGCAGCGCCTTGTACGTCTTGCGGTCCAGCGCCTGGAACCGCAGCACGATCGACGCCTCGTCCACCGCGGTTTGGGCCTTGGCGAGCCTGGTTGCGGCGGCCCGCAGCGCGGCCTTCGCGGCCTCGTCCTCGGGCGCCTGGTCAGCTTCGGCCTGCGCCTGCTGTTGGACGAACCGCGCGTCGGCGAGGGCTTCCTTGGCGTCGTGGTCGTCGCAGATCGTGAGGCGAACGGTCGGCCGGGTGCGGTTCAGGAGCCGCTCCCGGGTGGCCGCCCAGTGCGCGTCGGCAGCGAGCGCGGCGGCGGGCGGCTTGGGTGCGGCGGTCTTTCGTGCGGTGGTCATGAGGTGGGTCCTCCGTCAGGGGAAGGGGGCCCGGCCGGGCGCCGTGCGGCGCCCCTTCCCGAACACTGCTCGGGCCCGGCCGGGAGCTGAGAGGGGCAGATCAGGTCGCGGCGGGTACCGCGGCGCCCTGGACCGGCCGGGAGGTGATGGAGCACGTCACGACGAACTTCGCGGCCTCGTTGTCCGCGGTGTACTGCGGCGACTGGGAGGCGACACGGATCGGGAACACGTCCATGCTCTTGTTCGTCGGGACGTCACCCTTACGGAGGATGACGACGTAGCCGACGGTGCCCTTGGCGAGCATCTCCTCGATGTCGGACTCGACCTCGTCCTCGTAGAACGTGAACGTCGACGTGTCCGCCTTGTCGCTGCCGGGGATCGTCGAGTCGTAGGTGTCCGCCATGTTCGGCGTCTCGATCTCGTTGTTCTGAACGGTCCAGCCGTCCATCGCGGCAATGAACTCGGAGAACTCCGTGCCGGCGGTGAGCTCGGTACGGCTGGGGATCATGGTGGTGGCGACGATCGTCTCGAGGAAGAAAAACTTGCTCGTTCCGCGCCGCATGTACTTCTTGACCGGCATGGGATGGGCCCCTTGTCCCGGGGCGATCCGGCGGTGCGGACCCGGCCCCTTACACGTGGTGTGTGGGTGCGGCCACCTGCGTCGGTGGCGTCCGCGTGGGGTCCCGCCGCGGTGCGGTAAAGCCTGACCGGGGTCAGGTTGAGGTCAGGTCGAACCTGAACCTCTGCACGTAACTCATGATGGCATCGGCTGGATCATTCGTTCCCCCCGGTTCGGTGTCGAGGCTCCGCCCGATCACCCTGACGCCAGGGATGGACAGTTCGTGAAGCCACAGCCTGGTCGCCGGGTCGCGGCCGAGGATCGCGGTGCGCGCCTTGTCCGCCATCCACTCCGCCTGGTCCGCGACCCCGTGGGAGTCCGGCGTGATGGGGTCGGGGCCGGACACGGACGTCACCTGGTAGACGAGGCTCGAGTCCTCGTTGAGGTCGGTGAACGGTGCCCCGCTGTATGCGGCGGGCATGGCGTGCAGCAGGTAGTACGGCGGGGCGGTGTTCGGCGGCTTGCTTCCGCGGCCGACCGCAATGCTGGTCGCCGAGGTGAGGAGCGCGGACAGCGCCATCGTGACGGGCAGGCGTTCGATCACGACAGGACCTCCGATACGGCGGCCATCATCTGCTGCCGCAGCTCCGCCTCCATGCGCGGGATCGCGGGCCCGACATGCGGGTACGGCGGCTGGAAAAAGTGCCGGCCGATGCTGTCGGTCATGTCCCAGAACCCGAACTCGAGGCGACGACCCTGCGGTGCGTTCGTGCCGATGGTGCACTGCGCGCCGTACGGGATGGTGCGGCCGACGACCTCCCAGGACGCGCGGTACTTCCCGGTGATGACGTTCGGCCCGGGCCGGCCGCTGGCGTTGGCCCGGATCATGCCGCGGCCGATCTCGGCGGTGTGCACGACCCTGCGGCCGATGGCATCACCGATGTGGTCGGCGGCGTACTCGAGCCGGTCGGCAACCTCGTCCGGTGTCACGGCGCACCGCCTGCGTCCGACGGCAGCGTGTTCTGGTCGAGCGGGGTCTTGCGGACCACTTCCACCGTGCTGGCCATGCCCGGTCCGGCGCACGTCCACGTCCGGCCGATCAGGGCCGTACGCGACGGGTCGTGGACACCAACCACGGACGCCACCGCGTTCTCCGGCGGGACAGGTGCCGTCAGAGGGGTCAGGAGGAAGTAGGAGAGCTTGGCCTGCTGCGTCCACGGCTGCACGGCATCCTGGATCGCTGCCCGCTCCGTCGTGCCGCTGGACGGGACCACCGCACCGGGGCCCTCGTACAGCACGCCGCCCTCCGGGTACTCGAGCTGCCCGGTGGTGGTGTTGAGGACGGGTTCGCCGGTGGCTGGCAGGGTGACGCGCACAGTGTCGATCAGGAGGTTGCTCCCGATCCACTTGGTGACGCCGGCGAGCGCCTGGTCGAGGCCGGCCATCAGGCTTTCCCCTGCGCCCAGTCGGCGAGCTGCGCCAGGATTGCCCGGGTGACCTCGTGCTTACTGCCGTCGAGGTCGTCACGCGCCAGGGCGGCCTGATGCAGGGCGCTCGGGTCGACGTTGGCGAGGAACGCGGCGACCGCTTCCCCGGGGTCTGTCTGGTCACCGACCGCCACGTGGGCGAGGCCTTCGAAGTCGAGTCCCCGGTGGGGGGTGGTGTAGAGGACAAGGAGCGGTGCCGCACCAACGCGGTGCTCCAGGTTGTAGCCCTGCACCGACCTGCTGATGTCGGTGCCGTCGATCGCCACGGTGCCCATGACGCCGTCGGCAGTGATGCTGACATGGCGGGGCTCGTCGGCCATGCTCGGGGCGGTCATGCGAGGCCTCCCAGTTGGGCGGGGCGTTCGAAGTGCGGCAAAAACTCTCGTACACAATGGGCGTGGGCTGTGGGGTGGGCGAGGGCGTCGTCGATGTCGCGGATGGTGCCGTCGGCCTTGTCGGCATCCCCGTGATTCCGCCATCCACAGCCCGCCCCATCGCGGACCTTTACCTGGGTGCACTGCAGCTGTTCGTAGGCGGTGGCGACGGCGCCGGCGTTGGCGGTGGTCACGGCCTGCCAGGCAATGGCGGCGCTGGCCCAGGCTTCGACGGGGTGGCGGGCGTCGTTGGCATAGATGACGGTGCCCAGCGGGTGCTCCTCGCGCAGGGTGTCCCGGTTGAACGACCCGTACTCGAACCTGCTGGCGCGGGCGCGGGCGGCGTCCACTGCGGCACGGAGGAACGCCTGGGCGCGGCGGACCGCTTCCTGAAGGCGGCCCATGAGGTCGGCGTAAGCCTGGGAGGACAGGGTGGTGATGGCGCTCTGGTGTCGGGCGGTCCAGGACCACATGCGTCGGGGCCGGTCGGCCCTGTCGAGCATCCCGAAGGCGCCTTCGCGGTAGGCGAGGGGCAGGTCGGTTGCGACCCACCGTTCGGTGAACGATCCGACGGCCCGGTTGAAGTCGGCGATGCTGCGCTGGAATGTCTGCTGTGCGGCACGGATCCGGACGGATGCGCTACGACCGGGGCGGATGACGGCAAGGGCGTCCAGGAGCTTGTTCTGGGCGTTGGTGAGGATTCGCCACGCGGCGGTGATGCGGCTGGTGGCGTCCCGGATGAAGTCGAGGAGGCGGGCGCGGAGAGTGCGGCGCCGGGTGGGGGTGGTCATCGGCGGGGCCGTTCCACGAGGTATAGAACCTCCAAGCCGTCACCGACGAGTTCGCCCGGGACGTCGGGGTCATCCGGTGCGGTGGGTTCCCCGGCCTCGAGGTTGGTGATCTGCCGTTCGTAGGCGGCTATGTTCGCGGAGAAGTTCACGGACACGACACCGGACACGGACACGGTGCCGGGTGCGGCCAGCAGTGCGGCAAGACGCTCGCGCAGGATCTCGAGCGCTACCGCGCGTGCGGTGCCCAGGCGGGTGTAGCGCAGCTCGAGGTCTGGTAGGTCGGTGTCAACGCCGAGCTGGGAGATGAGCCAGGCGCGTACGGCTGCGTCCACCAGGTCCTCCGGTCAGGTGTGAGGTGGGAAGGGGGTACGGCGGGTGTGGGCCCGGCCTGGCGCCCCACCAGGGGGTCGGGCCCACACTCCGCTTACTGACCGCCGGTGCCCTCAGCAGCGGTCGTCCGGCCCCGGGCCGGCTTACGGGCCGCCGTCTTACGGGCGGCCGGCTTGGTGTCCTCGGTGTCGTCGACCTTGTCGGGGGCGGCGTCCTCGGACTTGCGGGTGACGCTTTCCTGCGCGGCCGGCACCTTGCCGTCCTCCCAGCAGTCGGGGTTGGTGACCAGAGCGGCGAGGCGCTGCTCCAGCTCCTCTCCCGGCAGGAGGAGGACGCTGCGGTGGCGGTCCGGGTCCCGGACGTACACGGCCTTGCTGAGCTTGGCCATGGCGGTCACGCCCCGAGGACGGTCGCAGAGATGTGGATGTCCGGGACGTACAGGACGGGCATGCCGATTGCTGCGCCGCGGGTGTAGATCTGGACCGGGTTGTCGTCGACGTGCGAGACGACGACGATGCCGGGGGCCTCTTCGCGGGTGAGTGCCGGGTTGGTTCCGGAAGTGAACTTGGCCGCCTCACGGGTGCGGCCGTACTGGGTCTGCGCCCACTCCGCCGCCGGAACGTCCGGGATCAGGATCCACTTGTTGTCGGGGAGGACGCGCTTGTATACGTCGTCGTCCCAGACCTGGACGTCGTAGGTGACGATCGGCGGCAGGTCGTAGCGGGCGCGGACCGCATCGACTTCGTTGGGCGCGAGAGTCGCCGTCGGCGTGGTGCCCGTGCTTGAGGAGCCGTAGAACGCGGCACGGTACTCCACGTTTGCCGCCAGCAGGGCACGGGCCCGGCGGGAAGTGAGCACCTGGCGCGGGGCGGGAGCACCGGAGTCGAGCAGGTGATCGATCCAGGCTCGCTCGTCAGTGAGCGGGGTGGCGGTCGGGTCGTCCCACAGGGTGCCAGCCGTCGGCATGTTCGCGCTGGGGACGTTCCAGTTCACGTCCAGGCCGAGGCCGGGCAGGTTGACGGTGCCGTTGGCGAGTAGCTGGCCGGCGGCGAGTTCCTGCGTGGTGCGGATGGACTCGACGTGCCGCTCGACGTCCGAGTACAGGAGGTCGATGTAGCGCTGGGTGTCCGAGCCATGGCCGACGTCGAGAAGGATCTGGTCCATCTCGGACACGGCGAGGGTCTGGCCCAGGGCGGGGAGCATGCCCTCGTTGACGACCTGCTCGGCCTGGCGCTTCGCCATGGTCGTGGGGGCGTCGTAGGCGCGGAACTTCGCGGCGTTGACGCGTCGCTTCGCGGACGTGGTGCGGAACTTAACCCCCGGGACCGTGGTCTCGGGAAGGATCTCCCGGGTGAGCCGGTAGTTCGCCGGGGTGTCCATCTGGCGGGCAAACACCGTGAGATCGGTGTCGTTGGTGTCCCGCAGGAGGAGCTCAAGAGCCTCCATGGTGATCTCCTCCTCTTACCGGTAGTGGACGCTGACGCCGGGCGCCGTCGCGGTGACGTTGGCCGGGTCGAAGGAAACGGGGAGCTTGGCGGCGAACACTTCGCCGCGCCAGAGCAGGGCGCCGGCCGCCTTGGTCGAGGCCGGGCTGAAGCTGATCTCGGAGACGAGGAAGCCTGCGAAGATCTGCGTGCCGTCGGTGGCCAGGTCGGTGCCGCCCGCTGTGGTGGTGGCGACGGCTACGGCCGGGCTGGATCCGCCGGTGAGGCTGGTCCCGGAGGCGGTCATCTGGGCGACGTTGTCGCCGGCGTACTGCCCGGAGAACGTCACGGTCACTGCGGTGCCCGGGTGCGGGCCGCCGCCGACGACGACGTCACCGGGGTTGATGTTCGACAGGGCCTCGAGGGCCGTCTTCACCTGTGCCGCGGTGGCGTTGTACGGGATACCTGCGGTGGTCTGCCCGGAGAACGTCAGCGTGTACGTGCCGCCGGTCGGGGTGCCGGTGACGGTGACGGTCTGCAGCTCGCTGGTCGTGCCGCCGTAGGGGGCGTACAGCCCGGATGCGGCGACCTTGCCGAGCGGGATGCCGGACTTCATGACCGTGCGGCCCTGAAGCAGCGGGTTCGCCGAGACGACGTAGTGGGTGCCCGCGACGAACTTGCTCAGGTCGAGGGTGATGGTGTTGGTGTCCTGGACTCCTACCAGGGACGCGAGCCACGGCCGGTCGGCGGTGACGCTGTCCGTGTAGGAGTAGGGCTGGAAGTCGTTCACGACTGCCTCTCCTCATGAAAACGGCGGTGACAGCTGCACCCCTGGGGGTGTGCGTCCACGAGGAGAGGGCGTGGTCCCAACCCCGGCTGGTGGGCCGGGAAGTCTGTGGTTATGCGGCGGGCTTGTGGCCGCGGAGGCGGGCCATTTCGCGGCCTCGGTCGCCGGGCTTGCCGGTGGGTGCCTGTCGTGCCGGGGGGCCGCCTGCGGGTGCACCGCCCGGTGCCGGGGGGAGCTGCGTGACGGCCGGGTCGTCCTGCCGGGCGACACCGAAGAGTTCACCGCGGCGCCCCTTGAGCGCCTCAGCAGCCTCGGTGATCGTGGCGTCGTCAGCGTCGTCCGGGACGCGCAGGAGGGCCACAGCGTCCTCGAGGTCTACTCCGGTCGCTCCGAGCCCAACCAGGATGGCCCGACGGTTCGCGATCCGCTCACGCTCTGCTGCAGCCTTCTCACGGGCTTCGGCCTTGGCCTCACGGTCTGCGAGTTCGCGTTCCTTCTTCTCGTGCTCGCTCAGCTGGGCTTCCTTGGCCTTGCGGCCTTCCTCGATGAACGCCTTGGCGTCGTCGAGGTTCGTGAAGCCGAGGTCGGCGGCGACCTTCTCTAGAGCGGCCCTCGCGCCGGCACGTTCTCCCTGAGCCTTCTCCTTCGCGGCCAGGGCGGTGAGTTCGTCCTGGGTGAAGGTCCGCTGGGTGGTGGGCGGCCCGGGCTTCGGGGGGTCCTGGGGGTTCGGCGCACCACCGGCGGGCGGGTCGCCGCCGTCGTTGTAGAACACGCCGAGACCGGTCACGCCGGTGTACGGGTGCGCCCACGCCGAGTGGATGGCGGGGATGTTGTGGTGCTGCGTGGGGCGACGCATAAGCGCAAGTCCTCCCGAACTTGTTCCAGGCCCCGCGCCTGAGATCAAGGAAAGCACGG